ACCCCGACCTCCGATTTTATCCATGGAATCTACCCGTCTCAGCTGAAGCACCCTTCACTAGAGATAAACAATGGGCAGAACTACTTCGACAGCGACAAGCTGATGGAGAAGACATTGATGGAAAGATCACGTTTCACAACCTGTACAACGAAATCTTCGAGCTTAATCGTCGCCTCATACACGCGATCAAAGATAAAAGCAGCCAATTCTGGCAAGAAGATGGAACTCCCATCCCCTACGAATATTCTTCGTTACATACTCGCGCACACCTAGTCAAAGCTGAAGACGATGACAAACTTCGCGCCGTTTTTGGAGTACCCAAACTACTCTTAATGGCAGAAAATATGTTCATCTGGCAGCTACAGAAGGAATATCTCAATCATGGGAACTCACCTATGCTCTGGGGATTCGAAACCTTCAAAGGTGGCTGGAATAAACTCTGGGCCAAAATTCACTCTAAGCATCCAAACACTGTCGTCTCATTCGACTGGTCTGGCTTCGATCGATTCGCATTACATGAAGTAATCGACGACGTCCACGACATTTGGAGATCTTGGTTTGATTTCGATCAAGGATATGAACCTACATCCGCGACCGACCCAAATCCACCCGCACGACTTGCCTACCACAAGACAACCACTTCAGAACACAGAATTCAGAATCTCTGGGACTGGATGACCTACTCAATTAAGCACACACCAATCCGTGCCGAGTCAGGAAATCTATATCAATGGAAGTACAACGGAATCGCATCCGGCTTTCAACAAACCCAACTTCTAGATTCATTCGTGAACTGTATTATGGCATTGACAATTTTGTCAGCCAGTGGAATCAACATTGAATCAAGCGAATTTCTAATCCTTGTTCAAGGTGATGACGGAATCACGTGTTTTCAAGAACACATTGGACCTTTTTTCAAAGAGTTCCTTACTAAGCTCGCAACCGAAGCTAAGTCTCGATTCAACGCCACACTCTCCCCCGACAAAACAACGATCGGAGACTCACCAAATGATGTTGAAGTCTTATCATACAAGAATACCAATGGAATTGCACACCGTTCCGAATCCGAATTACTCGCACATCTTCTCTACCCTGAGAGAGATAGAGGCCCCGCCGAACTGGCAGCTTCAGCGATCGGAATCGCCTACGCAGCAATGGGATGTTCTCGCACCGTTTACAACGTATGTGAGGATGTTCATCATTTTTTGACTACTCAGTTAAAAGTGACTCCAAATTTCCGAGAATGGAAATGGCTCGAACGCTCCGGCATCGACATGCCCTTCGAAACCATCGCCAAATCTCAGAACTTTCCTTCTTTCGAGGAAACTTTTCTTCAAAACTTTATTGTTGAAGGAAGATCTGAAAGAATGAAACAAAGACTATGGCCTACCGAACCTACCGGAGACTATGGATTTTACTTTTTACTAGATTAGTTGAACATGCTGTTCTGGTTATTT